CGCAAAAGAAAGGTTGAAAGGCTTTAATCCTGTGAGGGTATGGAAATGAAATCTCTCCGCCCCCGCCAAGTTCAGGCGATCAATGACATTAGGGTTGCGTATCGGTCTGGGTATCGGGCACCGATTTTGTGTGCTGCTACGGGGTTCGGCAAGACCCATACCAGTGCAGCGATTATCCAGTCTGCGCTCGACAAGGGCAAGACTGTTTGGTTCCTTGCCCACCTGCGCGAGATCTTGGATGACACGGCCAACCGTCTGCGTTCGGTGCAGATCCCGTTCGGTGAGATTGCTGCTGGCAAGCCAATGGAGTATCACCGCCGGGTTCAGGTTGTGAGCGTGCAAACTGCTGCGAGGCGTGATGGGTTCCCGCCGCCGGATCTTGTGATTGTGGATGAGTGTCACTTGGCGGTGGCCACGACCTATCTCAAGGTGATGGGCAAGATTGGCAACCCACCGCTGCTGGGGCTGACCGGCACCCCGTGCAGACTGGACGGCAAGGGATTGGGCGAGATCTTTGACGAGATCGTGCCAACATGCAGCACCAACGCACTAATTCAAGAGGGGCTTTTGGCCCCGATCAAGTATTTCGCGCCGCATCGACCGGACCTGACCGGGTTAAGGGTGCAGGCCGGTGACTACAGACAATCAGACATTGATGGTGAGATGGACCGTTCAACCATCACGGGTGATGTGATCAAGCATTATCAGAAGCATTGTGACGGCAAAAGAGCGGTGGCATTCTGCACGTCGATTAGCCATGCCGAGCATGTTGCTGCTGAGTTCCAGGCCCAGGGTTACAAGGCTGTTGCAATTTCAGGCAAGAGCAAACGATCAGAAAGAGTCGCGGCCTTGACTGGTCTTAGGGATGGCAGTTTGCAGGTTGTATGCAATGCCCAGCTTTGGGTGGCCGGTGTTGACGTACCTCAGATCGAGTGCATCATTTTGCTCAGACCGACAAAGAGCTTGACTTTCTATCTGCAATCAATTGGTCGCGGCCTGCGAACATCGCCGGATAGTGGCAAGCAGCATTTGACCGTTCTGGATCATGCCGGTTCGATTTTCGAGCATGGCCCACCGGACATGGAACGGCAGTGGAGCCTGGAGGGCCGGAAGAAACGTGGTGAACAGGCGCCTCCCGTCAGGCAGTGTCCTGCGTGTTTTTGTGCTCATGTTCCAGCGCCGGTTTGCCCTGAATGCGGGTATCGGTATCCGGCTCCGACTCGTGGCGGCCCAGCTGAGGTTGATGGCGAATTGGGTGAGATTGATCCAAGGCAGGCAGCAGCGTTAGAGAGGCTTCAAAAACAAAAAGCGCATATTGCTAAACGTGCGGAACAGGGCAGAGCTAAAACGTTGGAGCAATTAATCGAGCTAGGCAAAAGTCGAGGCTATAAATATCCAGTACCATGGGCAAAGAAAATAATGGCATCGCGGCACTTTTGAGCGAAACCAGCATTCAGCAAGAGATCAGACTGGCGTGCAGTCGCGGCCCGGTAAGGTTGTGGAGAAATAACAGCGGCAGCTTGCCAGATCCGAGGACTGGCAGATATGTGCAATTCGGTGTGGGCAGCCCTGGCGGGTCGGACCTTATTGGGTATCGGAGGGTGACGGTCACGCCGGAGATGGTGGGAACAGAGGTGCCAGTATTCGCGGCAATCGAGGTTAAGGCTGCCAAGGGCAAGGCCACTGAACAGCAGAAGGCATTTATTGAGCACATCCGAAACGCAGGCGGAATCGCAGGGGTTGCTAGATCAGTTGACGAAGCGAGGCTTATACTGCTAAGCTAATGGACAACGCAATCGCTTTTGACTTCCTTTTGGATTTGCGTTCGACCCATTATTCTAATTTTTTACGAAATCAGTGTTATTTACTAAAAACTTTTTGGCGATAAGCCGCATCGCTGAATCAATTTTTGAGGGGTTGCCTTCAGACGAAGCGGCTGCGTTCTTTGCGGCATACTCTGCTGCCATTGAGTCTGACGGCAAAGACCTCAGCCGCGTTGTGTGGCAATTCCTTGCTGCTGAATTGCGTTCGCTCCCACCAGTTGAGCCAGAAATTCAGGCAGTTATTGATCCTGTCATCGACGGGATGGACCTCCTGTCGGAGGGTAAGGAGTGGTCCGAAGAGGATGCCAGTGCTGCTGCCAGTGCTGCTGCCAGTGCTGCTGCCAGGGTTGCCTCTGCCAGGGATGCTACCAGGGCTGCTGACTGGGCTGCTGCCAGGGCTGCTGCCAGTGCTACTGAGAGTGCTGCTGGCTGGACTGCTGGCTGGGCTGCTGACAGTGCTACCTGGGCTATTGACAGTGCTGGCTGGGCTACTGACAGGGCTGACTGGGCTACTGCCAAGGTTGCCACTCGCCGTCGCCAGCGCGACCTACTTCTAAAGCTCATTGCAGAAGCACCAATCACCCAGTCAGTGGGCGTGTCATCAGTTGCTCTCCTGGTGAATGAAACCCATGATTGATTTTCTAATCGCAACAGTCTTCGTTATTGGTTTTGTCCTAATCGTCTGGGGCGGAATCAATGGCTTTAAGTAATCAACCCAATCACCCAATAACAACAAAAAGAGAACACCTAATGCTTACCAAAAATTTCCACCAACCATACGACACCCGCTTCATTGGTTATTTAGCCAAGCAAAAGGATTCCCCTGAGTTTATCGAAAGTGAGTACGGAATCAATGTTATTTACTAAAAACTTTTTGGCGGTATCTCGCATTGCTGAATCAATTTTTGAGGGGTTGCCTTCAGACGAAGCGCCTGCGTTCTTTGCGGCATTCTCTGCTGCTATCGAGTGCAACGGCAAAGACCTTAGCCGCGTTGTGTGGCAATTCCTTGCTGCGGAGCTGCGTTCACTGCCACCAGGAACGCCAGAGGTTCAAGCAGCTATCGATACCGTCATCGACGGGATTGACCTGCTTGCACAGGGTAAGGAATGGTCCGAAGGAGACGCCGAAGCTGCTGCCAGTGCTGCCCAGGCTGCTGGCTGGGCTGCTGCCAGGACTGCTGACTGGGCCGCAGCCGATGCTGGCAGGGCTGCTAACTGGGCTGGCTGGGCTGCTGCCAGTGCTGCTGACAGGGCTGCCCAGGCTGCTGGCTGGTCTACTGCCAGGGCTGCTGCCGAAGCTACTGCCGATGCTGGCTGGGCTACTGCCAGGGCTGCTGCCGAAGCTGCTGCCGATGCTGGCTGGGCTGCTGCCGAAGCTGCTGCCGAAGCTGCCAGGGTTGCCACTCGCCGTCGTCAACGCGACCTGCTTCTAAAGCTCATCCAAGAAGCGCCGGTCACCCAACAACAACAACAACAGGACAACTCATGATTGATTTTCTAATCGCAACAGTCTTCGTTATTGGTTTTGTCCTAATCGTCTGGGGCGGAATCAATGGCTTTAAGTAATCAACCCAATCTAATGCTTACCAAAAACTTTCATCAGTTACAGACCGAAGTTTCTGCTCACGTTGCAGCCGATCAGGTTGCGCAAGGCAGCTACAAGACTGGCTTCATTGGTTGTTTAGCTGGAGGAAAGGATCTCCCTGATTTCATTGAAAGTGAGTACGGCATCCCTTTGGCGGTAAGCCGCATCGCTGAAATAATTTTTGAAGAGCTTCCGCCAGACGAAGCGCCTGCGTTCTTTGCGGCGTTTCCTGATGCCATTGAGTCTGACGGGAAAGACCTCAGCCGCGTTGTGTGGCAATTCCTTGCGGCGGAGCTGCGTTCGCTCCCACCAGTCGAGCCAGGAATGCAGGCAATTATCGATACCGTTATCGACGGGATGGACCTACTGGCGGAGGGTAAGGAGTGGCCTGAAGAAGATGCTAAAGCTGCTGCCAATGCAGCCGACGAAACTGTTTGGCCTGCTTACTGGGCAGCCACTGCTGCTTATGACAGGGGAGCCAGTGATACTGACTGGGCTGCCAAGGCTGCTGCCAACGCCGCCGACGGTATCAACGACGATGCAGCCTTGGGACCATTGGCTGCCAGGTTTGCCGCTTGCCGTCGTCAGCGCGACCTTCTCTTAAATCTCATCAAGGCAGCGCCAATCACCCAACAACAACAACAACAGGACAACTAATGACGGAACAACTCACACTTAGGCAAGCGACTGAGCTTGTCAGCTTCATGAAAAGACCCGGAGGTAACTGGAAGGTGCTGACTGTCCATGGTGATGTCCATGGTGATGTCCATGGTGGTGTCCATGGTGATGTCTTTGGTTATGTCGATGGTGATGTCCATGGTGATGTCCTTGGTGATGTCCGTGGTGATGTCCGTGGCAGAATCAGTGGCAGAAGGTGGGAGTCCGTTGAAACTCCCCAAGAAAAGCTTGAGCGTTTAATCCTGGAGTCTGGAGATCAAGAACTAATTGAAGCATTTAATCAACTACATCAGAACAACTAATGACTGAACACAGACTGACTGATGAAATGTGCGAAGTGATCGCCACCGAAAATATATGGTCTGGCGACATTGGCGATGTCGTCTACCTCTATGACGACATGCGTGCTGCCGCAGATTGGCAATTGGAGGAGGTGGTGAACGCATGGGAAGACGCTTTTCAGTCTGATCTTGAACATGGCGTTAGATCGCTAAATGATAAAGCTGCTAAAGAGCTTGCCGCTAAGTACCCAAAAATCTTTGCCTTCGGCGAAGTATTAAACTCAATGCGCCCACAACAAGAAACCGAACAAAAATCTTTTCGTCCCCCTATTGGTATCGAACCTGATTATATTTGGAAAACCAAAAGGTTGCATGAACTTGTGTTAGCGGCTAGCAGGTACATTGAAGCAGGAAAAGGCGTGAATGTTACTTGGTTTTTAGAAATGCACACGTTGATTGGAGATTTGCACATCTATCATCAACAACAACAGGAGAACAACAATGACTGAAAAAATCACACTTGAGCAAGTGCTTAAACTTGTCAGCTTCATGAAAAGACCCGAAGGCTGACGACTGATGCGAAATACACAAAGGGCAATTACGCCACCCATTGCTTTATGTGCCAAGTGCGGTGCAAAAGCTAAATGTTTCGATTTGGATTTTCGGTGGAGAGTTATTTGCAACAACAATCACACAGCCACAAAAGCTTGTGGCAGCCGTCATCGCGCGATATGTCGCTGGAACAACGCTCAAGAAAGACTTCACAAGTCAAATTCACAACAACAGGAGGACAAGTAGCAGCATGGAACAATTCCTTAACGCTCTCGACGACCTGATCGCAGAAACTGAAGGGCCCAGCGTGATTGAGATCGTAGGCTCTTTGGAACTAGCCAAAAACGACATCATCGCGGGGCGCTATGACAAGTTCAACAATGGCGCAGTAACACCACAACACGGGTTAATAAGCCCGAAAGCATTGCTTGAGTTTGTTACAGAAAGCGCATCAGCTACAGATCCAATCGAGCGGATTGACATGAGTTCTTATTGCACGAGCAGGGAACGCGCAATTAATACGGCAAAGTATATTGTCCGTATGCGACGATGAAGAGGCGACAGCATGACCCGGCCTGTCGCAACTGCTGTTGGCCGTTTGCTGCAGCTGAAGCTGCCTATGCAGCCACGGTTGCCGTTTTCCGTCGTCAGCGCGACCTGCTTCTAAAGCTTATCAAGCAAGCGCCAATCACCCAACAGGAGAACAACTTTTCGTGACACCAGCATTCATTCGATACCTGAAAGAGCAGTACGCCAAAGCGATGCGAATTGCAAAACAAAAGGCTAAGGCCAAAGAGTCTCGGTCGGAGGATTGATGAACAGTCTTTATTTTTGCGTTGCCTGCGAGTCGCCGGGACAAGACCGGCAATACGTCGAGGTTTTGGCCGCTTCTGAAAAGCAGGCAATCCACAAGGCTTCCAAAATTCATCGCAACTACAAAAATTATCGCCTATTGATTCCTGAGCCAGTTGTCAGGTTTCAGGAGAGAAGCTTTTGATCTGCCCTAATTGCGGTGCTTCCGGTAGGGGAACTAAGAAGGTTCTTTCAACCCGGCAATCTTATCGCGGCACTGTCACCCGTCAGATCAAATGTAAGTCGTGCAATTTTCTTTACTTCACATCTGAATTTGTTATTGATCGCAATTTGGCTAAGTGTCGCGGCGGTCATTATCATGCAAGCTCGAAGATGATTGATGCAGTGTTTTCGACACTCGATGCGCATGGATTGGAACAAAATGATGCGTGATGCTGGTATCGAAGAATCTCCCGGAAGGGAAGAGGCTTCCAAGATGTTGCGGTTTGAGGCAACATTTCGCGAAAAAAGCGGATTAGAGCACTCTGAAATCATCAACGCGATGAGCTATCACGGTGCGTTAAAGAAGCTCAAAGGCAGGTCCAAGGCTTTGCTTTCGTTGTGCATTGTTGATGACTAACGCTGAAGCCAAGCGTCTGATTGCAGAATCAGACAAACGATTACTTGAAATTTACCACTGGAGATTGAACCCCCATGGCCATGAAATTATTGATCATCGATACGGAAACGACTGGATTGACTCCAGCCGACAGCGCGGTGATTGAGCTGGGAGCTGTGCTGTTTGATGTTGAGTTGCGTTCGATTATTTGCCAAGTGTCGTTCCTGCTGCCGACATTGACAAACGAAGCTGAGTTTGTGAATCGGATACAGCCTGCTTTAACAATGAGAGCGCCTGACCTGACGAGTCCAATGGCGGCATCGTTTTGGGCGATGGTCGCTGAAGCTGATTACGCGGTAGCTCACAATGCGGCTTTCGACCAGCAATGGTTTGGAGGGAGGGGCTCACTGCCCGCGATGCCTTTGAGGTGGATCTGCACCATGGACGATATTCAGTGGCCATTGAGCAGCAAGCGAAGCCGTCCGTCCGTGATGTCGCTTTCCGTCGACTACGGGGTGCCGGTTTGGAACGCTCACCGTGCTCTCACGGATTGCGTTTATCTGGCCGAGGTCATGAAGCGTGAGCCCCAGCTAGAGCAGCTGATTGAGAATGCCTTGCTGCCAAGGCATGTCTACGTCAGTAATTTGGGGTACGAACAGCGCCAGCACTGCAAAGACGCTGGGTTCACTTGGAACAATCTGGTTCCAAAGATGTGGGCAAAGAAGATGAATGAACATGAAGCCGCTGCACTGGATTTCTCGGTCTCTATTGCCGATTAGTCGAAAGAGTGGTATTGTTTGTCTTGCAAGCATCGTTGCGTTTTTGAATGACAAGCAAAGCTGTGCCCGTAGCGGTCAATGTGCGAGCCTTGGCTGCATCCGCCGGAGACGGCAGTTGGTGCGTTATCGGCTACCCCGGCGGTACTGATGAAGACCTGATCGAGGATGCACGGCTACTGCTTGGTGATGGCGAAATGCGCCATTACTGGATTGAAATGGACCTTCAATTACCAAACCAATGAATTATCACGATCATCCCGCATTATCAGCTAGCAAGCTTAAAAAATACGCTTGCGGCACAGCACTTGACTTTTGGGCTGCTCATGAAGATCCAGACCGTATGCCGATGGTGCCATCTGACGCAATGCGCCAGGGCTCATTGGTTGACTGTTTGATCACGGAGCCCGAAAAGTTCAGCAATAAATACGTCGTTGCCCCAAGAGCGGACCGTCGCACAAAAGCAGGCAAAGAAATTTGGGCAGAGGCTCAAGAACTTGCCCGCTCCAAGTGTGCAGATCTGATCACTGAGGAGTGGCACCACACTGCCCAGTTGATCGTTAGCAAGCTCAAGAATGATCCGATTGCCTCTGAGTTTTTGCAGGGTTCGGGTCAGGTGCCTCATTTCTGGCATGACGCTGATAACGATGTTGATTGCCGTTACCTGCCGGATTTAGAGCAACCAGAAGACGGCTTGCTAGTGGATCTAAAAAAAGCTCGCAGTGCAAACCCACGCGATTTCGCAAGGCAGTCATTTGCGCTTGCGTACGATATTCAGGTTGTACATTATCGTGAGGGCTATTTAGACCGCCACGGCGCTTATCCAAAGCAGATCGTGTTGCTGGCTTACGAGTGGGTGTATCCGTTCAATTACTCGGTGAATATCATCAGCGATGAGCTGTTGGAGGTTGGCCGTCAGCGTCGTGACGATGCGATTGAAGGCATCAAGTCTTGTCGCGGAGCTAACGAGTGGCCATCGTGGGGCATTAATACGATGGAAGCTCCACGCTGGTTTCAAGTTGATGATCCAGCCAATGACACTGACGTTGCTGATTTATTGGAGGGAGTTTGATGGAATTTGTAGGTGATCTAATGAATGAGCCTTGGCTAAAAGCTTTTATGTTCCCGGCTTCCGGGCGCATGACTCTGACAGTCAAAGACGTTCGTACAGCTGAGGTGGCCTTTGATGATCAGGAGCCCAAGCTTCAAACGATCATGTCGTTTCAGGAAATTAACCCTGAACTGACCTTGGCCAAAATCAATGCCATTCCATTGATCAAGCTTTTGGGTAACGATGTGGCGTTGTGGCCTGGACGGCGTGTAACTTTCTACGCGACCAATCAGGTCATGCCCTACCCGCTCCGCAAGGACGAACCTTGCATTCGTGTCTATGGCTCCCCTGAAATTGACGAAGAAATTACTTGCGAGTGGACACCGCCTAAACGCCGCAAGGTTGTGCAGCGGCTTCACCCGACCAATGTATTCAAGCCTGCAATGAAAAAGATCGACGAGGCTGACCCATCGCAACTTGATTCGATTCAACAGCGTATTTCGGAACTACGGGCTTCCAACGATCTTTCGGAGGAGGAGTATAATCAGCTTATTGCTAAAATCGCAAGCTTGAGTTAAAGTATTTCTCGCAAGCTAAGACCTTTTATGCCTTCCATTGAGGTTGTCAATGCTGCTGACATTCCAGCACGCACAAGCCGACACAGTAAAACGACCCCGCTACGGGAGAAGATTTCTTCCTTGACTCCTGAGACTAGCCTTTTTGTTTCTTACTACAACAAGGAAAGCAATGAAGGCTTCAAAGCCAGCACTATCGCTCAAATCACTGGTCGTATGACCAAGGAATCATCTCAGTACAAGTATTCAGTTCAGTCCGAGTCAGCCAAAAACGGCTGCTACATCATCTGCAAAACAAAATCATGACCGATTCATTTTCAGTAAATGGGGCTTTGTTCCCTCAGACCGCTGAGGACATGAAGGCTCGAATGAAAGATAGGTACGATCCTTCTAAAAACTACCCTACCGTTGACGGGATAGTTAATATTCCTGCTGATCAAGCTTACGCTTTGGCGGAGTACATCATGCAAGGCAAGCCAATTGGTGAGCGCAATGAAATCCCTCTTGCTATCAGCGGCTGGAAGAAGCAATCATCGAGCGGCAAGACTTACATCAGTCTGAGTTTCAAGCCTCACTACAAGTACGAAAAGAACACTGAAGGCGCTGTCAATGACGCTGCCCAGTCTGTGGCTAAGGCCACTGACGGCAACGTTGTAGACGACCTCTTCTAAACCCTTATCGGGGCAGAGTCACTCTGCCCCTTATTTTAAAATGGCAATTTACAACAGCATTTCGCTAGACAGATCGATTCTCGCCACAGAGCTTCCACATCTCGGAACGAATGAGCTTCGCAAGCTTTACCATGAGCTTATTGACTGTATTAATGAGATCACAGCCTCTTTGGCGGAGGTTTCAAGCTTTGAAGAGAAGCATGGCTATGCGCCCGACACTGAATGGTGCTATCGGGCCAAAAAAAAGCTAAGGATCTCGACGCAATTTGCGGCCAAGATTGAAGCGATGAACAAACCGCTTCCGAAAAGTTATGACGAACTGTACCAAGATCATTTCCTTCGCATTCTTTTAGAAGAACTTGGGCCTGTTTCACTGAAAAAAATCCAAGCTGAAGCCTCGGTAATCGCTCGCTCAGAATCCAATGGATGAAAAGCCACTCGAAGTCAGTATTGAGTCAGTCAAAGGTCTTCTGATTGACGGCTACAGCAATTACGAAAAAAGCCTTCAACGCCGTCAAGGCGATTCCCGTTACTGGGATGGCTACATTCGCGGCATTCAACATGTACTGGAGATGCATGGCCAATGAAAATTAAATTTGGCATTTACGCTCGCTTTACAGGGGCTTTGCTTGCTTTATTCAGCCCTGAACGTCTTGTGCAAGCCGTAACAGCTGGCTTTTTGTCGGCTGTAGATTCAATGGAGGACGAAGAACTGAAAAAATTAGTACAGGAGCTTAAAGATGCAAATTGATCCATATTTTCAGGTTGGCGTTTTAAGCCGGACCAGGGATCCAGCCACGCTGTGTTGGCAGGCAATGCACCAGGATTACTCAGAAGGCTGGGTGTTTTACGACGAATCGCTTAGCGAATCAGACGCTGGTGATCGCATCGTTAAGCACCTACTTCTAGGAGGTCGCGGCCATTACGGGCCACTGGAGCACGCCAGTATTACATTTGCTGTGGGCTATTTCCCTCACTCGGTGATTCAACAAGCCCGGACGCATAGGGTTGGCACTAGCTGGGATGTCCAGTCGATGCGCTATACCGGTAAACGAGTTGCTGCGGTTGCTGAAGGAGTTGTTGATGTAGAGGAAGCTTTTTATCTGCGGCCTGTTGGTGATTACACCAACCGCCAAGGCAAGAAGTACACCTACGACGAGCGTTTAAGGGCAAAGGATCTTCAGCATTGCGAGGACTCGGCTCGACGCTACAAAGAGGCTCTTGATGCTGGCATATCAGAAGAACATGCAAGAGGAGTGCTGCCGTTTGACTACCGGCAGCATTTTGTTGTGACGTTTAACCTGCGCAGCTTGATGCACTTCCTTGATCTACGGGGCAAGGCCGATGCACAGATAGAAATTCATCAGATGTGCCAGATGATGATGCCTCATTTTGAGCACTGGATTCCCTCAGTCCATAACTGGTACACAAAAAATCGCTGGGGCAAGGCCCGCTTAGCACCATGAAAAAAGAATCACGCCGCACACCATTCAAGTTTGCCGTTGGCGATAGAGTTGCTGAAAAGCCTCGCATTCACCTTGGTATTGCTGTTAAGCCAGAGAATCAGCGCCGCTATTCGTCGCGGGTTGGTACGGTAACAGAGCTTAGGACTAAGACCAGAAAAGATGGCCATCAACGCAAATATCTTGCTGTGCGCTGGGATGGCTTCAACTCATCATCTGAGCACGACCAAATGAGAGTATGCGCTGCCACAGAACTGAGTTCCTTGGAGAAAGACCTGATTCTGAATCACGACTGAATTAGGAGGGGATGCCACCGGCTCTCGCGCCTGCATGGCTTGGTTCAGGTGATCCCCATACACCTCAGGACAACACGTCTCCTATTGGTTGAGTTGAAAACAAAACCTAACACAAGCCATGAACAATTACGAAACAGGCATAAAACTAATTGCACACGGGGTGGAATCATACTTCAAGCCTTGGTATTTTGATGGGAAAGTTGTCTATTGGGGCAACCTAGAGCAAACTGAGTCAGACGCACGGGCGTCAGCGCAAGAGCTAAAAGCTTTCTTTCTTGATCGCCTCAAATGACAAGTCATCGCTCTCATTCTGGCAAATTAAACATTTCCGACAAAAGCGGAGAATGGATTGCAAGCATCACCACTAACTCCGACACTTTTGAGATAGCTTTAGATGCAACTAATGTCGAAAGCGCAATATTGCAGGGCGAGCAACTTTATGCTGATTTGCGTGCAGTTGCTAATCCGAAGCCGTATTGTTGGCAGTGCCTGCATTGGAAGTTAGTACAATCAGAATGCAGTCTTGGTTTTGCCGAGGGGAAATCAAGTGGCGGAAGATTTGCCAGCCAATGCTCGGCCTTTTGGATCAACGACTGATGTCCCTGGCTGGGCGATAGATTTCGGCAATGGTTTTTACATTGAGATATTGAATGACGACACCCAAGGCGTTTACTACAGGGCTTGCAGTCCTGGTGGAGCTATTTGCAGATATTCAGATGATTTTTGGCGTGCAAAGACTTATTTGTATCACATGATGAGCCCTTAGGTTTCGTCTAGGGTTCCGTGCTCCATCCAGTATTTGATGCAGTCTTCTCGTCCTTGGCTCCAGAATGGTTGATCTCGGAACCATTCAAGCATTGGCCGGTCGGACTTCGATCCATTGCAAAACTTGCAGCAGCATACGAGATTGTTTACAACGCTCATGCTGCCTCCTTTTGACCTAGCAAGGATGTGGTCCAAGGTGTCTCCGGGTTGGCCGCAGTAAGCACATCTATTGTCCCATTCATCAAGTATTTGACGCCTGAACCTGTGCTTGCTTGTTTTCTTTGGTACAAGCTCGGACCCTATGATTTCATGTCCAATAAAGCCTCCGTTTAGAGGCAACACTTCCATCTCAAAGCTAATTATTTCTTCTGTTAGCTCCTCCAGTCTTGAAGCAAATATTTCACTAAACTCTTCAGGGCTTTGGTCTTCTTTGGCTGAAGTTAAAAACATAATTGTTGCGGTGGTTAAATAACGTTTTTCTACTTGATAAGAAATGCTATTTTCTGGCACTCGCTTTGGGCATTTCCGTGGATCGCAGACCCAGCCGCTTTTGCCATGCGTCATTTGATCTGTTGGCAGATATTCTCTGCACAGACTGCTCCTCCTGCATTGCCTAAAATCAGCTGTCACTCATGCCGTTATCAGGCTTTTTAATGCTAGCCAGCTACCTTGCTTTATCCTTTACTGCCTTGAACCGTTACGTCACCGTTATAGCGACCAGTTTTTGAGTAACTATCAAGGGGAATTTCACTCATTCTCATAAATACAATTTGGCCTATTTTTAGGCCAGGGTATAACGGTAGATCGCAATGACGCCTTACGTTTGTAAGCTCAAGAGTTAGTTTGCTGTTACAAAAGCCTGGATCTATCCAACCAGCAAGCAAATTTTCGTATCCCTCCCTAGCCCTACTTGACTTCAATGCAAACTGAGCACAAATGTGATCAGGTATTTTTTTAAACGTTTCATGTGTCTCAGCAAGACAGAACTCTCCAGGGGTTAATCGATAAGGGTTCTTTTCAGTTCTGTTCGAGATGTCAACATGGAGCAGGTCTTTTTGCCCAGCGACTTCAATCATCAGCCCACTGCCCAGTCTCACATCAAGCGAGGCCGGGTTGATTAGATCTTCGGACCAGTCTTCCATTGCTCCGCCGTCGCAAAGCGATTTAATTTCCCAGTCGCAAAGCACAGTCATTTTCAGTAATCCCAGCGTACTCTTGGCCCGCCTTCTCTGCGCCCCAAATGTATGAAACCCCTTGATGCTGCACAGGCTGCTCCAATCTTCCAGTCAGGCCAGATCACACTTCAAAATTCAGGTCTTACAAGAATAGCCCAGCCTGTATTTGCGCCATCAGCTTCCCACCGTCGCAGCCAATTCTTGCGGCTGTAATGCACGCCACGACCGGTTGTAGCAGCGTTGCTGACGTAGCCACCATTGATCATGTCTGCTTCGCCATTCGGATCGTTATGCACGATGGCTTCTTCGGTGTAGCCAACCACGCATGTCCAATGGCCACCGCCAGCAGGCATCTGGATCAATCCTTGATGCAACCAGCCAACGCCAAGAGGGCGGCCAGCATCGATCTCGGTCTTGATTGTGGTGCTGGAGCAGTCAGTTCGGAATCGTGCGTCAAGCCCTAAAAAGCGCAACGCCTTGATGTGAGTGTGCGGGACGGTGGTGTCGCCAAACCGAGCACGAATGATGTTGTACTCATCGTCAGAATCGATCTTGCCGTGGTAACGAGCGATCATGGCGCAGGTGCTGCTGAAGCACTCGCGGTAGCCGGTGCCGGAGGCGTTGTCGAGTTGGTACTCGTAAGGCACATCGAGGATGTTTTCACCGGGCCTTAGCTTTACTGTCTCGCGTGGTTTCTCTTCTGCAGCCTGTTCACCGGCCCATAGCTGGCCCTCTGCTTTCCGCCTGCGAGTCAGACCAGCTTCAAAGCTGCTGCCCGGATTGCAATAAAGCAGCAATGCCGCCGGAACGCTCTTGTAAGTCCGCTCGCGCAGGCAGCGGCTGATCGTTTCAAAGCTTTCTTGCCCATAGAAATAGCTTCCCAGATTATATGCAAACGAGATCAGCGCCGATTGCTGATGCTCTTTCATGGCTGACCAGTAAGGAATGGACCCAGCCAGCTTTAGGACGATGCCATCAATTGTTTTTTGTAGCAGTGCATCGCCTTCTTCTTGGCTAATCCGATCGCCAGGGATCACGGGTGAACCGTCAGCCTTTGCCGTATTACCCCAACCAATCGTCCACACCCCGGCCGGACAGAGATAAGCGTCATGGTGAAATCCTTCAAACTTCTTAATAAGCTCGACCCCAGCTTGATAGTCGCGCTGCTTCCCAGACTGACTCCACACCGCAAACCACGGTCGGTCTCGACGCATGGCAACGACATAGCCGTTTTCTTTGATGTCTTCCTCCAGCATCTGTATTGCCGCCATTTGATGCGGCAATCCTTTGTAGAACCTGAAAAGCTGCTCAAGCGTGATCGGTTTACTGTTCGCCATACAGCAATTAGTTCTTAGGAAATGCTTTCATCAAAATCTCTAGTGCCAACTGGATATTTCCGTTGCTCTTAAGCCTAGACATCCCAATGAGTTCACTTGAAACCCAAAGAACGCCGCCAATGATCGCAAGCGTGTCTCCAACGCAGGGGCCTACAGACTGCGTATCCATTTCGACAAAAGCAACTGAAAGCAGTCTACTTCTTTTCAACGTTCATTGAACCAGGCTCTATTCTGGTCTTAGTCCAGTCCCCTTGGCTTCTAGGGCTGTAATGCGGTTGCCTTGTTCAGTCAGCAGTTCATAGATAGCAGATCGATCGGCTTTCATGTCCAAATGAAGCTCTTGCAACGCGCTGCCAATTTGCTCCACCGCCCCAGTGAGTTTGGCAAGCGCAATCATCGTCTCTTTCAATTCGTCGCGAGAGCGTTGAGTGTTAGCCAGTTCTCGGTTCTGCCTGCTCAAAGCCCGATCCCCAACAATCGCTAAAAACGCTGCCGCCAGCGGGGCAAAGATTTCAACCACGGCTGACGCGCTTCCTTCCTCATTACTTTAGCGGATCCGGCTTGCCGTCCACAATGGCGCACGCCCTGCGGTAAAAAAACGAATCGGTCTTCTTAGCCTTTTCAAGCACATCTTTAATCGTGACCCAATTTGAATAGGTGCGACGGTCCATCTGTTATTCGGGAATTAGTCCCCGCGTCAAGCGCGAGGCGGATAAATGTGCGTCCCGCGCACGCCCAGGGTGGCCCTAGGGTGGCCAGCTGTTGTTCACTAGGCTGAAGGCGGTGCATCAGCCGAACCTATCATTTGCCACAGCCCAATCAGCATCCCAAACCTCTTGGGCACTTCGACCGGAAATCGTTGTGTTTTCTATATACAGCCTGCAAATTCCGTTTGTATGAGCAAAGCCGAAAAAGTTGTTGTCGTTGTTAGTTCCAAGCCCCAATGCATAAAGCCATCGGCTGTTCCTTGGCCCGTCGTGAGTGGATTGGCCACAGTCAATTCCTGCAGTATCAAATCCGACAAGCGCTTGCTCGCTATTAACTACTTGATTAAGAGCGGTTTGCCTTAGCCAGCCAGCGCCTTGTTTTTTCCAAGCATAGCCAATTCGTAAAATACCATTGCGCGATTGCAGCTCTGTCGCATTGGGAGTAATAAGGGTCGAGTTGATTTCGTTGGCACTTTGCGTTGTTGTCGCGTTAATAGGAAAGCCCGGGTAGGAGCGGTGCTGAATTCCAACGTTTAGGCCGCTCTTTAGTAAAGTCACACCGGTCCTTGAGTTGCTGCCATCAATCTTGTTGCAGAAAAAGTGCCCGCTAGTCGTGCTAAGTGAATCCCATTTGACCCATAGCGAAATTGCATAGTTGGCGCTAAGGTCATCAAAAATGTAAGGTCCGTTTTCTTGCTCAATAAATCTGCCTGCGATGACATCACGATAGCTTAAAGTAGAGCTATCAAAAGGAGCTACGCCTGTTACGTCAGAAAACCCAGCAACGCCAGTCGCTGGGTCGTACGTCATCCCAGGAGTGAAAACAGCAGCATTTTGGTAAATACCATCAACACCACCGGCATCTTTGCCTGCCTGAGTAAAAGTTGCCGCATAAGTTTCAAAAGTTCCCGAATCGACTCCAGTGGCGCCTGCACCAGTTAAAGAGTACAGCGGATCACTTTTTGTGATAGCTGTTCCTTGGGACGACCAAGAGCCTCTGTTTTTAAAGTCCAGCAAAAACCTTCCGCCACCGTTGGCGCTTGCCAAGGCGTCGTCGGCTACGAGCACGGGAAGCGTTGGATCAGTGAACCCCTCGGAAACCTTGACAACTAGCGTCATTCCCAGCCTCGTGTTTTGAAGTAGTAACCCAACAATAGCGAAAGATACTCCGCCGAGCTGCCTCCGTTGAATGCGCCTGGATGAACGTCATCAATTCGACTGCAGCGGGGAATGTACCCGTTTGCCCAGTCCCACTGGCTAAAGCTATTTGCCACGTCTACGGTTCCGTCTAAATTGCGAACTGTACCAAGCGTTTCACTTTGGACGGCACTGACTGTCCCAGTAATGTCCTGAGTATTACCGATCGTTCCCGCAGGAATTGTAAAGGTATCGCCGGATGCGTAGCCACGCCCGCCTTCTCTGACCCATAGAGACGTGGCTACTCCATTGCTTGCTTCGACTCCAACTCTTAAGCCTTTTTTGTAGTAGCCCTGCTCATACCAAAGTGTCGATGGGTTGACCGTCACCGTGTCTACCGATGTCTGAGTCGTCACGCCGGATCCCCCATTAGCCGACAGGCTGACGGAGGCTACAGCGGCTGTTTCGGTTGGAGTATTGACCGGCCCGGTAGGGTGCGTTGCCAGCTCAGCATTCCACCCTTTTGCTGGATCAGCGTAAAGAGTGGGATGGTTTGTTAGCAGCCATGTTTTGTAGTCTGGCACGCCGTAAGCCGGGAGCCCAGCGAAAAAGTCAGGCGAAAAATCATAGTAAATTTCTGGAAAATTTTCCTTGTACATTGAGTGCAAAAGATCTCTTATTTGCACAAAAGTCGATCCAGTATAGGCTGGATAAATTTCAAAGCGATAGAGAAGTAGAATTTTTTTATCTACTGTGCGAGCCCTTGAGAGAATCGAGTTAATCACCTGAAGTTCTATTTCAACTCTTTTTTCTACCTGGCCTGTATGTGGGCCATTGGGCCATAGAATCCACGTTGCTTGAGCGTTGTCTTGAAGCGCAACCTCGTCCGCGCTTCCTGCTGCGTCTGCGCCAACAAATCTAATGGTCGCGGAATTCGGAACCGCGACTGCGTTGCCAGCGGTAAAGCGCTCAAAATAATACCTGGAGTTTGTTTTAATTAGAGAGCCTTTTACCCCTTGTATTTCAACATAATTTCTGACTTGGTTACTGTCGGAAAAAGTGGAAATCCAGCCCCCTGTTTCTAGTGGATTTTCACCATACGGAGACGTGTAAGCTGGATCTTCTGCAAACACTGCGCTCATAATTGGCGTCTTAGCGTCAAGTATTTCAACAGAGCCGCTTGAAGGGATTTGGCCGCCGCTAACTGTGGCTGTTAAGGGTATGGCATCCATTCTTAGCGCAACCTGCAATGAGGATTGAGTGCCTATGCTGAAATCTCGGATGGCCCTATTTGCCATTGAAACTCCAGCAGAGTTGAATCCTGCCGCAAGCCTCCCAGAACCGTGCTCAACATTTTGCAGCATACTATCAGACCATAAATGCACATCTCTGCTTGAGGTAAATGGATAAGTTTCTTGCGTTAAAGGATCGATTACTTTTCGCTCACCAGACTGCACAAACAGGACTCGTTGCGGGCTTTCGCTTGTCACAACAGGATTTAAGGCAATGTCTCCGCTGGTCAATGCAGTCCTGATGCCGTTTCTGTAGTGATAAAGCTGTGATGCACTTGGGCCGCCTTCAGCAGTTACAACCCCAAAGGATCCATGTGCTGAAACGTCATAACTGGCGTCTAAAGTTGGGCTTGTTATAGTGTCAGCACTTAATTGGTTAACTTTTGCTTTTACCGTGTAGCAAGTGCCATCTGGCAGGATTGCTTCAACAAGCCGTCCTTGCCCATCGACGGTGGCCGATGCGTATCGGTCTAAAAAGATATTTTGCTCCTTGGCCTGGTAAATAGAGCCAATCTCTAGATTTTGAGTGTTGAGCGAATCAAGATCGATGCTACCGCCAGGGGCGGTGAGTGCTTGCGTAGTGATAGACAGAGCGTTGATGTGCTCTGCCTGAGTTGTGCCTGTTAAGTTGCCAGTGAAGTCGCCAGTGTACTTAGGTGCATAAAAAGATCCATCTGGCAAGATGGCAAACGCAATAGAACCATTCGCGTCTGTTAATGCGTAATAATACTTTTCAACATATATCGGAGAGTACGACTGTAATGATTCGCCAATAAGCAGCGGATTGATTTGATTGGGCAGCACTGCCCCTGTATGCGCCGCCGCAAAGCGTGTCCCTGCCCCCAAGGTAAGACTGCCCGTGTAGCTTTGCTCTGAGGTAAAGCTGTAGCTGCCGTCAGCAGCGCGCGCGAGCACCCCGTAGACGGTGCCAAGCAAGCCCTTGATGCTGGTTCCAGCCGTCAAGTATGACGAATCAGCAACGCTAACAGTAAGCGGGCCAGTGCTCCCAGCGGGGAGCGTTGCCGGTGCTGACAGTAAAACAGATGCGGTGCCTTCGACCAGATCAAAAACACGCTGAACCTCCGCAACTACTTCAGCCCATAGGGTGCTCCCAAGTACCGTGCTGCTGATCGTGCCCCAGCCCAGCGCATAGTCCCCCGATCCGGTTTTGTACAGAACTTGCTGAGCGCTGCCACCTGGCAACATGGTGACCCGGACTACAGAGCCGTCAGTGCGCTTCAGGTAGATATGGCCGTCAGCAGCCTGAATCGCGATTGAACCTAAGTCGATCTCGGACGCTAACGGGATGTCGCCAGGTGTGATCGAATAGTCGTTAATGATGTTGGTCATTCTAGGCCCCGGTCCTGCCTGTCAGATGTCTTCATTCTAGTTATCAAATCCCTTCAAGTAGCTCAATCTCCTGCACCGTGACGAACGATGCTGATCCAGTAATGATGTCAGTCGCAGCCGCGCTAATCGCATTTGATGTAACTATGATTTTGGCGCGATAGTATAAATCTCCGGGTTCTTTCACGATGCTTGAATGCTGATCCCTAGCAGCTTCCTCAGAGATTAACCAAAATTCCGCATCGGCTTCGGCTTGTTTCTGGGTTTCGAGAAGCAGCCGCATCAAGTTACTGGTCCCTGATCGAGCGGCTTTTTTATAAATCGTCGGGGCAGGCTCGACGCCCGAAACAGAAGCATTGTCATAATCGCCGCCTGAATTAGAGCCTTCGGTAATACTGCCGTTGATCAGCGTCGTCGCATCGTTCGGTCCAGTCCAAAGAACAGCGTTTTGATAATTAGGAAGGCTGATGATAGTGCTGTTTTTTGGATCGATCGTTTCGCGTTCAACTAGAAAATCAAACGTGCCGCTTCCCTTGATAATAGATTTTACTCCGTCAAAGAACTGGTCTCCTAATCCCGTTGTGTCAATTTCAGCCGAATCAATATTTAGCACCCATTTTGTCATGTCGCATTCAATGCGCCAATCATTCACAAGGCGAAATTCAAGCGTGTCTGATGCCTCAATAGCGTCAAGACTTTCGCGGTCTGCCCTAACGTTTTGTAAAGCTGAGCTTCTGTTTCGATAGAACGCAACGCGGTTAAGCTGATCAACGCTGATATAAAGTTGATTTTTATATGGAGTGCTCCCCAGCGCCGCTGGATATGGCTCGGTGTAATCAACCATTTCCAAGTTGTTGCGCCACTCATAGGGGATGTCCGCAACATAAGCAGGAACCAACCCAACATCTGATGGTGATGCGTTTGGCCAGTTAGTTGTTGATGCAATCTCTACAAGATCGCCGTTTCTATACCCTGCTTGAGTCAGTGTGTACATTTTTTGCGCTTTATTTATTGCGCTAAAGTCCATCACCTCAGGTTGAGGGGCAGAGCGTTTAATTGCAATACGTCCAAACGTTCCTAAAACTGCCATTACGTCGAGGAGATAGACAGGTCACCAGTAAACGCAAATGCAACGTTTGTACTTGTAACGTCGCCCACGGTCACGGTTGAGCCTACATTTGTGATCAGCACATTGCCTGAAATCGTCTTGCCTGTGGTCAGCGTCAGCGTTGCGACAATACTACCTTGCGAATCAGTATTGATTTTGGCGTAAACATCATCAAGCAGACTGTTTTCATATAGCAATGTTGCGCTACCTGTTGCGCCACGTAATCCCGTCACATAGGATTTACTGGCTTCACCTAAATCTGTAGTCTCCAAAATGTCGCGTGAAATGTCGTTGTTCGCATTACGAACTACGACCGTCGAGTTAAGCCCGGTGATCGCAAAATTGCCTGTAGTGCTGGTGACTGTCATCTCGTACTCCTGTTAACTCATTCTAAGTTCTGCTGTCAGTTCAACAGTCACATTGGAACGGCCAAGGATGACGCTTTCGACTTGTGGTGACGATCCTTCACTAAAAGACCACAATAAACCAGCCCCAGTTGCACTGGCATCAAGCCAGCTCTGTAAATTTGCATCCGCTCCGGCAAATATCTGCGCCGGCAACGTCAGGCTATCGACTGAGCCTTTTGCTGCGTTGTGTGCGCTAAGGATTGCCGCTGTGTCGGTGTCGTTGACGTTGCCAAATGTCAAGCTAAGTTTTGCGCTACTTGGCCTGCTGCCCCAAAGCCTGCGGGTGATTACACCAGATTCTGACATCTGTGTTTTGGTCGGCCATGTTGGCGCAACGAAGCGGCGTTTTGTTGGTGTGATGCTGGGGAACGTCGTTGCCATAACTAGGTGATGCTCCAGTTTTCAGCGGTATCAAAGCCATCAGCGACTTCTAAAACGCCGCTGCTGTTGACAGGCATGTGCATTGCTTCAATTGTAAACAATCCATCATCCCCTGACGTAATGCGCTCAATTTGATAAACGCGGATTTCCGTGCTTACAATTTTCACTGTGAACACAATGCCCAATGGCGTTGCGGTTGTCCCGTTATTGCTGACCGTCAACGTCGCGTCAGCGGGTGGCGTTCCTTCGGTTCCATCCCATGCGACCACGTTGTGTGTTCCATCCGTCAATGCTTTCGTGCTTACTAACGCGCCTTCTGGTGTTACTGCGCCATTGTTGAACTCGTCATATTCTGTTTCGTCCATTGCGACCTTGATGTAATCACCGGGCGCAATGTTAGACATTACTGCTTCGTGTGTCGTCGAGAAATTTATGACATATTGAGGTATGCGACGCATACGGACAATAAACTTTGCCGCATCGATTGCATGTTCCCTGCTTGTGCAGAAAGAACTCATGTCAATCTGTTCAACTGGATCTGTAGCTGATCCGCCCATATCTTCGTGCTCACGAACGAGCACTTCACGCACCACGGGAAATAGTCCGGGGCTGGTTGGATCCGTAGCGGTGCGCTCTTCGCGGTAGCGAGCACTCACCTGAATGGGATCGCGGTCTTCTGGATCAAAATATTGAAGCTTGAATGACCCTGCGGCAATGTTACCTGCCGTGAATAGCGCAGCAATTGGAACAGCAGCAAAGGAAATCGCGGGGCGGAGGAAATACTTACCGTTTGATTCGCCAAATTGCAGCAGATGCGTGACGGCTAAATCCGGTACCCACTGCCTAAGGTTGACAGGATTAGAAACGCCGCCGTCGTAAAAATACTTTCGATCTTGGCACCACTGCGCTGCAGCCGTGAACTCAGTGACGTCAATCATGGAACTCTTGACGAATGATCCCGCCCCAAAGCGGTCGTTCGTCATCAAGTCATACAAAAAATCTGGGAAAAGATGCGTGGCGCCCCATCCACCTAAAAGCCTGGTGCATTCCTGACCTCCGGTGACATAGGCAGAAAACTGGCTGAATTGCTGAAACTCAGCTGATGAACGGATGTTGATGCCAACCAGCGCAAGATTGTCATACAAAGGCGCGGTGCTATTCGGCACGATTTCATTGACATAAATGATGCTGTGTTCAGGCCCAGAATCTGCACTGCTGCTGATCTCTGAGTAAACGAAAGCTTCGGCTAATTTCCCATAGTCGTCGATGTAAGTACTATTGTCTACGAGAGGCAAGCCGCTGTAATTTCGGGTAACAGTAGGGTCGTCCCCGTTCGTGTCTTCGTCGTAAACATAGTTGGAACTTAAATTAGAATCAGCGTTGCCAAAAGTAATGCCAAAGTTGTTTGTATTAAGTGCAACGCTTTCACCATTAAAAACAACATTTATCCCGCCATCGGAGATGGTAGCTCGACCCTTTTTAGGGTCAAGTACATATAACGCGCTTCCGTAGTAGCCTTGCCGCACCTCAAACCCTGAAAGAGGTTCAAACATAAATTCACGCACTTTGATGGAGCTAAATTCAAAGCGAATGTAGTTAAAAACAGATTGCTGCGTTTCACTTCTGGCCCCGTAGGCGTTGCTCAATGTCGTCCAATTACCGCCCCCAATCGTTCTATATTTAATTTTGAAAAACGAGTATCGCTGCACTGGTGCTGTAATGACACCACTTTGGTAAAAGTTGTTTACAATATCCTCCGGGGGGTTGTTTTCAAAAGTTTGGCACCATTGCGTATCTGCGTATTCATAGGTTTTTGCGTCCCTGAAATTGCAAAGATTGTTTATCCTTATTCCAAGAGTAGACTTCAGGCCAACTTCCACGGCTTGACATGCTCTGGACGTTGACACCGACCCCCGTGCGTAGCGCAGCAAGTGTCCTCCTGTCGTGCCTTTTTCCCTTACGCCTAAGTCGCCGCCTGCGTCTTCAAGTCTCGACGGAGAGAAATTTTTGATAAAACCAGACTCAACAACAGTGAAGCTAGCAACAACAGCCTGCCCCCCAGTACCGCCTAGCTCAGCTTGTGATACAAACTCCTCTTTTGGAGTGCGGTCTGTACAGACACATAAAGCCGATCCGATCTTGTATAACTCACCCTCTACCAAACGATCATCCCAAGTTTTTTGCAACGAAGCAACCGCTGAAGCTACATCTTTTGCTTCAGCATCGTCATCAGAGCTTCCGTAGGCACTAAAAACTGTGCCCCAGTCACTTCCGTTATGGAGCCTGTAACTGACGGTATCCCCAACACTAACTGAAGTCGTGGTTCCAGGGCTTGTCCCTGTAGTGGAATTTATCTGGTTGACGCCACTAAATGTTGAAAAATTGGCTCGATATTTGTCCCGTTTGTTCATTTTTGGCGCGTCTACAGGGCAATCAACAGTAACTTCACCCGTAGCACCTGGACCTGCTTGGCTGCGAACGCCTGGGCTGATTACCGGATTGACCTTGTACATCAGGTCGTTACCAATCGGTGCATAAACACCAAATGTTGTCTGAGTGCTTGGCCGGTGGGATGAGCAAAAACTTCTTTGGTCTCTTCCGTCCCAGTAGACCCTAAAAACATCTGAACTCATAGAGCTGCCATCATCATTGGCATTTGACCGACCAGCTACTCTGTCAGCCCCAGTAATTCGACCGCCATTTTTGCTGAGGTAAAGCGTTACTCGTGATGCCGCTTCAGTAGCAGCGTTGCTGTCAAAAATATAGCCCTGCAACGTACTGCTGCCGATTGCAAAGTTATTTGGGTCAACGCTGCTGATATTGCCTTCACTGAGTAAAAATACGCCGCGTATCATCTGGCCGCCGCCTAAGCTCAGGATTTGGTTCCAGATCATCGGCATGTTGATACGGATGCCGCCGTAACTTGTGCCAGATATGGTTTCTTTGCGTGCGTAAACAATAGGAATAATGCTTCCTAACGTTGCAATATCTTGCTGCGAATCAAAGCCATATCTTGGTGCAAACCGACTGTTTCGCAGAACTGTGCTGCCTTCCTCTTGGCGTTGAGTTGGCTGGCCTTGCTCACCCGGCGCCTTGGGCACAGAAGGTTTTAGCAGTAACGAAGCCGCAATCGAGCCTATGCCGATTACAAGGTTGACGATTGCTAGCGTTACTGCGGCAGCCCCACCCACAACAGCCGGTTGTGGTCCCTCCGCTGCGCGTTTCCTTGCTTCGATTTGGAAGTGCCGATACTGCGCCTCTGTAAGGCCAAGGATTTCAGCTATGTAACGATCAGATGGCAGCATTATTTAAACCTCCTGTATTCCATTTTTTTACACCGCTCTACCGGAATCCAGCGCACGCCTTTTCGCCGGTTCACATGCAAGAGCCCCCCATCTGCAACAACGCCAATACCGATATGATCTGCCGCCCGAAACATTGTCACTGCGTACTCTTCCGGCGTGCCTAAGCCTATTGTACTTTCTTGATACAGCGTAGCCAACGTTTCGTAATCACCGCGCTCTGCCATGTCCAGCCACCTCGCACTCAACGTAGGGTGTGGAACACCTGCAGCGTCTAAAACGTGCCAGGTCATGATCAGGCAATCAGCTCCTTGACCGTCATTAGGATCCGCTCGAAACTTATGGGGAAGCCCAATCCAACGATGCCACATCAGCCAATAAACAATGTGCCGCTGGTTGGTAATGCTCCAACCAATTCTGTGCTCAAAGTTCGTCGAGGTATTTGAGACTTTACTGCATCAAGAGGTGATGTCAGGCGCATTGTTATCGTTATTCTGTCCATTTCGTAAGACGCGATGCGCCATATTTCGGTTGAAATCAATGCCTCGTCTGCAAACGTCAATGGGTCGAGGCTGACTGTCTTGATTTCTAGTATGTAATGATTTCGCACCGCCTCCGCGAACAAATTCACAGAGATCGCGTCAGTACCAGCGACCAGGGCAGCGTTGGAGCGTTCTCCGCCGAGAGCCCCGCCGCCAGACGAAACCTTGAACGGCGCGAAACTATAAGTTATGCCGCTATAGGTACGTGTTTGATTAACGCTGAAATTTTGGTATGGCGTGCCGGTGTAAGCATCAGCTTGAGTTTTGAAGCGGACGTAGTTGACGAAGGCGAATGCAGACATCAGATGCCAACCCTGCTGCGTGTTCTAGGACTATTCTGGAGCGTCGTCAGCGTCATCGCTCGGCCACGCTCTGCGGCTTGTGCCATGCCCTTACGGTGCTGTTCTGCCGTGACGTACTCAACGTTATTTATGACCGTTGATTCATAGCGAATATCCAGCGGTTGCATGGTGTTGGCTGTGGCTTGCTGTTCGCGAGTGCTAGCAAGAGCTTGCTGCCTGTTCAGCTGTTCGCGGGTTTCGCTGTTAGATAGAACCATGCCGCTGGTGGATGGAACCATCAACTCCGGCCCACGTTCGCCCACGATGTAGGGCTGGTTTGCGCTGACTGGGCCGCCGTTAGCTCTAAACGCTCCAGCAAAAGGCGTACCGCCGCCAAAGTCTCCGAGGGAGTTACCTGTAATGCTTGGTGCGCCGGGATTAAACCCACCCCCTGGCAGCAAATTAACAACAGAATTCAAAATTGCCAGTGTCACCATCTTTGCAATGATCTGCGCCGCCATATCCAAGAAATAGCTGCCGACGCTCTTGAAGAAATCAGCTAATGCCTGCTTCGCGCTTGTGGCACCAGTAATTGCATTGGTGAACGACTGAGAGAATGCACTGCCAATAGCGTTTGCTGCACCAATTACCTGATTCGCTGGATTAATTAATTCTTCAAGGTCCTTCTTTAGCTCTTGAATTGCTACGTTTATCTTGCTCGGGTTTAAAATGCTGTCAATGCCAGTAGGGAAGGCTTGTTGATCAAGCGCCCCAGCTGCAAAAATTTTCCCCCCAGCATCAAGAGCTTCTCCGGTAAAGCCATAACCTTTGAGCTTTTCACCGAACCTTTTGTCTGCAAGCTCTTGCAAAGCAGCAGCACGCTCAGCATCAGCTAAATCAACATACGCCATCCTCAACTTATTCAGTTCCTCTCTGACTTCGGGCACCGTTCTGCCGATAGTATCTTCGTACTTAATCAATTGATTATTTAAACCCTCTGTAACGTCAATTGCTTTTTGAAGGCTTCGCTCGTATTTAATTTTTATCTCTTCCTCTACAGTTGCTCCAACCTTTTTAGTCGAAAGTGTCAGGTCAACATTCATGCTCTTCAGTTTCGACATTAATTTTTCTATACCTAAAATCGCGATTCCGATTCTTCTTTCAGCTGCTTCTGATGATTTGTCACCCTTGCCGTCACCGCCGCCGTCTAGGCCGCCGGTAGGAGGAGTGATTGTGTTAGGTCCGGCGAATTTAGGGGGGGAATATGATTTCAGAATATCCAAAAATTTTTGCACTCCCCGAGAGGGTGCGCCCTGCTCCTGAGGTTTGCCGTATTGCTCTCTCAGAATATTTTTTTCTAGTTGCGTTGGGCCTAGGAAAGGTATTCCGTCAAAGTTTGCTAAACCCTGAGTAATAAACATAACAGTTTTAACTATTGGCGCAAGTATCTCGCCTATTGCTCTACCTGTTCCCACTGTTATCCTGTAAACGGCTTCAGCAAAAGCAGCCGTCTCTGCTATTAGTCGCTGGAACTGTTCTTTGTTGCCATTCACATAGTCAATAGTTTCCTTAAGGCTGTCTTGAAAACCTGCACCTATGAATAGAAACAAGTTACCGTAAGATTCCTGCATCTCATCTAACGCAACCTGAAGCCTCACTCCTGCTTTTTCAGGACCACTGGCTAAAGCTTCAGCAACCTCTGCATAATCCTCGCCCTGCTGCTCGGTGAATCTGACGAATTTTGCAATTGTCACCTCTCCCTTCTTGAATTGTTCTGTTAACTCCTGAAGGCTGATCTTGTTCGCAGCAGCGAATTTTGCCACGGCTCCAGGAATACGTTCACCGATTTGCCCAGAAATTTCTTCAGCACTAGCCTTACCCTTACTCAGAACCTGAGTTGTTGCAAGGAATAAAGCCTGCAAATCTTCTTGAGATTTACCTGCGGCAACGCCAGAGACGGTAATGCCCTCGTAAATCGCTTGAGTTTGCTTGACGGTAAGGTTATTTGCTTTTGCAGCAGCAGTTACACCCGTCAAACCTTTAACTACGTCGGTAAGCCTAATTGCGTATTTCTTGCTGATCTCTCTAGCAAAGTCAAGGTTTTGGTTGTACTCAACAACATCTTCAGACACCCCACCAAGGGCACCTTTTGCCAAGTTCAATTCAGCCACATATTCCGCAACGCCGCCAGCCGCTTTCCTTAGCTGTCCCACTTGTGCTCCAAGCGCACCGCCCAGCACTGCACCTCCAACTCCGCCCACCAAGCCGCCGCCTAGGGCTCCAATCGCACCTTCAGGCCCACCAAACACACCAGCGCCTGCAACCGTGCCTGCGATCTGAGCGGCACCCCTAAGTCTTCCCCCGCGACCTCTGCCCTCCGCCTTGGCAAGCTTCTTGTCCAATTTGGCAAGCTCAACCCCCGCCTCCTTGAACTCTTTGCTCATAAGGTCTGCAGAGTCCCTTACAGCCAACAGCTCATTTTTTTGCGCACGAAGAGCATTAATTGAGTTCTTGGAATATTTAACGACAGTGCCGCTAGCCTCTTTCAATGCTCTGTCTATTTTCTCAATCTCATCTCTAGCTTCTTTAAACTCTTTACTTGTTACATCAGCAGAACGCCTAAGTGCCTCAAACGCATCTCTCTGAGCGCTTAAATTATTAATTGATTTAACGGATGCTGACTGAAGTTCCTTTACCTTTCGGACAAGCAAGCCAAAATCGTTATCAGCTCCTTTTGCTTCAGCTGAAGACTTCCGCAATGCAGTTTTAAGTTGATTAAGTCCCTGCAGGTTATCAATCTCAGCCCTGATCTTTAGGACGGTCTCGTTATTAGCCATTACTTATCCGACTTGTTTAATTCTGAGAGGGCTGCGGCTTCCATCACCTGAAGTTCCTCCAGCATCTCACGGGGATTCTCTACATCATAAAGGGACATCAGTCCTGACGCACCAAGCAAAACCTCATACTTCAAACCAACGTAACCTCCCATCGTGACGGTCCATTGCGTTTGCATACGCAAAAACATCATCAACGCTTCCCAATTTTCTTCCCACACCTCAAAATGCTCCTCTTCGGGGGCCGTCTGACGCAACGGCTTCAATCCAAACGCCGCTGCGTCATCTGCACTCTTGTCCTCTACTCTTTTGCCGCCATTTGCCCAATACTTGACGGCATCTTTTAGTTTCCCAGCTTGGCCCCCTCGAATGTCTCGGTGTAAGCCTGCAAAACACCACGAATCCAGTAAGCATCATCAGCAAACTCTTTCATCGTTGCCTGACTAAACGGAACGGGCTTGCCTTCTTCGTCCTCGATCCCCTCCCATCCAATCAATACCGACTTAAACAAATCAAAATCGCCTTTATCAGCAAGCTCCTGAAACTCAGACCTTGGCACCCGCTTAAACACCGCATCAAAAGTTGAAGTCTCAAAAACTCCGCCATCAGCAGGCTCTTCGACTTTTACAGGCCACTTAAAAGTTTTGACCTTTTTGCGAACGAAAGCCATTGAGCAAATTTAACTGCAATTAGCTTACAGCAATAAAATCCCTATGCACTATGCAGCACAAAGCCCTCTTGGAATATCCAAGAGGGCCTTGGCGGGTGCGGCCCCTGCAGGGAGTGCAAGTACAGATGGAGCCCCTAGCGTCCTAGGGCAGAGCTGTGACAGATCAAGTGTACACCAAGACGAACTCATCATTCCCTGCCGTTGATGGAATCGCGGTGTATGGGATGTTTAGCATCGCAATGCCGTCTTGATCGCCATAACTCACGTCCCCGATGTCGATCCGGGTGCTAGCAAAATCAACGATGTTCCCAGCCGTGGT